TATTTTAAGCATTTGTGTAATTAAAACTATTGATTTGTATTATGAAATTCAGAATAATAAGAATGTTAAAACAAGAATAAGCGATAATGTTTTTTCATATATTCATTGGGATGATTTACCTGTTGATAAAATAAAAATATACAGAACACAAATACTTTAATTAACTTTTTCTTGCAACTTTAAACTTTTTATTACTACCTTTGCCATTACGGCAGCCTGCTGCTAAAAACGTTCTTTCTACTTGTTAACATCATGTTACACCAATTGTAACGCTTAAAACGCTGATAATCATAGCTTGTTACGCTGTTACACTTGTTACACCATTTCAACACGTATATGCGTGTATTTTTTATGTTCATTCTCACATATATGTAGAATATAGTGTAACATACGTAACAGTGTAACATGTACTATATATCAATACTTTATGTGTTACACTTAATGTAACAAGTGTTAACAATAATAATAAATAATAATAATAATATAAAATAATAATACTAATAATAATATAGATAATAGCCTATAAAGCATTTAAAAGCTGTTTTAAGGCATTTTTATATTAAAGTGGTGTATAGATATCAAAAAGTATTAAAAGTTGCTTAAAACGAAAATATGAAAGAAAGGGGAAGGCCTTTGAAGTTTAATTCACCTGAAGAATTACAAAAGAAAATTGAAACTTATTTTCAATGGTGCGATTCAAGAACACGAATTAAACATTTAGTTACTAAAGACGGTGTGCAGGAAGTTGTCGAAAGTTTTCCACGCCCTTATACTGTTGAAGGTTTAGCAGTTTACTTAGATACATGCCGCGATACTTTGATAAATTATTCAAACAAGGAAGATTTTTTCGACGTTGTTAAACGCGCAAAGCAGAAAATACTGGCTAATAAGGTTGAGGGCGGCTTAGATAGAACTTACGATATGGGTGTTGCTAAGTTTATGCTTATCAATAACTACGGCTTTAAGGATAAGCACGAAACAACCGAAGATGACAAAAACATTAACATAAACATTCAGTATCCACCTGAATCTAAGTAGTGCCGCGTAACATAAATATACAACTGTTTAAGCCGCACTCAGGGCAAAAACGAATATTAGATAATAAGCGCAGGTTTAACTGTATAGTTTGCGCGCGCCGTTTTGGTAAAACAGAACTTATTACTTCGGTTGCGCTGCCGCTTATAAGCCCAGCAGTATTTGAAGGCAAGTTTGTAGGTATCTTTGTCGATGACTTTAAAGATTTTGCGCAAAGCTGGAATAAGATTGTAGATACTTACAAAACTATATCAGAAGGCGGAATCATTAAACATAAAGATGAAACCTCAAAGATAATGCAGTTTTTAAACGGGGGCGTTTTAGAAGTGTGGTCCATCGGCGATGAAGGGCGAAAAGACAAAGGGCGCGGGCGTAAATATCACCGCGTTATCTATGAAGAAACACAAAAGATACCAAGCCACATATTAGAATATCATTGGAAAACTGTAAGCCGCCCTACCTTGACTGACTACAAAGGTGAGGCGTTTTTTATTGGTACCGCAGCGGGCAAAGATAACTATTGGTATGAACTATGTAGAAACGGCGCTAAGGCTGGCAATGTCGAAAAGAATTGTTATAATGACATAGACTTACCACAAAGCGAAAACGGTTCTGAAAGTTGGATAACGTTTCGCATGGAAACAACCGATAACCCAAACATCGACCCCGACGAAGTAGCCGATGCAAGCCGTGACCTTGACCGCCTAACATTTGAACAAGAATACAAATCTGTATTTGTTGACTATTCAGGTGAAGCATGGGTTTACGTTTTAAAGGATAAAAGCATACAGCAAAAAGTCTTTCAGCCTTCAAAGAAAATCAATTGGGAAACGGAACAAATTTATGTTTCTTTTGACTTCAATAAGATACCTATGACCGCCGCTGTTATGCGCAAAACTACATTGGCGCCTGATGTATCGGCACGTTCACGTTATCGCTACGGCGTGCATATTGTAAAGGAATTTAAGATAGGTAGTGAAGAACGCGGCGAAGCATCAATATATGATACATGCCAGGCTTTTAGGGAATGGGTATTTGCCGAAACAAATAAGAAAATAGGGCGATGGTCTGATACTGCTATTTACCCCTGCACTATTCCGCTATTGATAACAGGTGATGCGAGCGGTGACCGTTCCGATGGTAGGCAGCGCGTATCTAAAACATACTACGAAATAATACAAGAAGAATTGCAGTTACCCGCGCGGTTTTTTGTAGTGCCTAAAGCTAACCCGCTTCATGCTGAAAGTTACGTGCAAACAAATACTATTATAAGCATGTGCCCCGACTTTCAGATTTATGAAGACAAATGCCAGGGCTTGCGCATGGACTGTTTGCGTATTAAATCAGATAACAGCCGCAGAATCATTAAAGGCAAAGGTGAAGAAAGGCAAGCCGACTTACTTGATAACCTTAGGTATTTACTCAATACATTTTGTCAAGACATTAAATTATAACCCCATGTTATACCGCCCTAAAATTAAAGTGCATTCTAATGAAGAAGTAGAATATTGGAAAAACCTAATAAATGAAAAGCGCCGACAAAACAAAAGTTTGCAGCGCTGGTTAGTAATTTCAGATGTTCATAGACCGTTTCACAATCAGATATTATGGCAAAAACTACTAAGGCTAATTAGTGAAATGGGAACAACTTTGCATGGTCTTGTTTTAGCGGGTGATTATTTAGACCTTTATACTTTAGGCAGTTATAATGCTGAATCATTAGCTAACTTATCGGGCCTTACATTGCAAGATGAATACATAGATGGATTGCAGGGCATTGATGATATTAACAGCGCGTTCAAAGGTGCTAAGAAATATTTTTTATTTGGCAACCATGAAGACCGATACTTTAGGCATATTAAAGAAAAAGACAATGCAAAATACGGCGGCGCTTTAATAAACCCATGCGAGGCCTTATATCTTCATGAACGTGGATGGGAAGTTAAAACAGATTGGCAGTCTGATTATTTTACACTTGGTAAACACTTAGATATAGTTCACGGCGTTTACACTTCTATTCATGCAGCAAAGGCGCATTTAGATAAAACGCAGCATAGTGTTATGTTTGGACATACACACCGCGTTCAATGCTATCATACTGGGAACAAAGCCGCGTTTAACATCGGCGGTTTATTTGATATAAAGTCTAAAGGCTTTTCATATATGCCACGTTTTCAAAGGCAATTATGGGCTAATGGTTTTGCACTTGTTAATGTCGATGACCAGGGAAACTTTTATGCAGAACAGGTTAACGTTTGGGCTGATAAGTTTTTGGCTAACGGAAAAATGTATTAACGTTTTGTTGATTCCACCATATCGTTGACGTTAACGAAATGGTTTACCTTATAAACATAGATGTATAAGGATGCCCGCCGCCTGTAAACATTGGACCTTCATAAGGCCATTTAATATAATTGCTTATATGCTGTTGCCAATGCTGCCAGGGAGTTTTAAACTTCGGCTCTTGAAAGTCAAGCCAAAAATATGCGCGATGCGTTTTAAGTTCGTTGTTCAATAGTGCAACCCATGAATAATAACGTGATTCAGATACTAATACTGAATAGTGCCGCGATGGATACCAAAACTTTAAGCGCTTATATTTTCTGTAAAACTTACGGGTTAACGGAAAATAGTTAAACGAATCATTCAGGATTAAACCAAGTTCAATTGTATCGGGTTGCCCGCTTAGTATCAGTTCCCTAACCCATTTGGATTCTTGCATATTGATTTTTTATTTTGTCTAATGCCTGATTATTTAATTGCCTTGCACGTTCACCTGTTACGTTTATCATTTGCCCTATTTGCTTATAGTCTTTTGCAAAGCCTTCTAAATATCTATGCTGAATAACTTTGTATTCAGAATCATTTAAATATTTGATTAGGTAGTTAAACACCTTTTGGTTATCTGACTGCAAAGCTATTGCATCAGTTTGTGAATCAGACGCGGGCGAATACAACTCATTGCCATCATCATCGACATGGTCAAGACTTACAAAGCCTAACATATTTTTAGCCATGTTCACATAATGTTCTGATGCCTTTATTTTTTTGGCTATGTTCTCAGTTGTTTCATCATGAATATTTCGCATCTGATGTTTAACTATATATGCCTTATCAGGATAGCGTATAATATCGCGTTTGCTATTTATAAAGTTTTGAATTTCTGAGCGCATCTGATAAACCGCAAATGATATGAACTTATATTCACTATTACGGTCAAACTTATCGGCCGCCTTAATTAGTCCTATCATTGATTCACTAATTATATCCATGATGTCAACCGATGTGACATAATGCCTAAACGCAACAGTTATGGCAAACATCATATTATGATTTATTAGTTGTTCACGTGTAGCCGTGCGCTCTTCTTCGAATGTCAAAGGCTTGTATCTGTTGGCCTCTAATAATAAACGCTGTAGTATTCCCTTCTTTTGATGCACAACGTTAAATCTTATATCAATTGCTTTCATTGGTATAGAATTTTTTAAGTTGTGAAGCCTGCGCAAAAGTACGGCGGCAAATAAAAGCATCTGAATAAGCACGCTGCCATGAAGCCAAAGATATTTCAGCTTCAAACAAATCTGTATAAACAATCATAAGCCTGTAATAATTGCCAGCCTGTTCATACATAACCGTGTCGAATGGCATAATATTAAGTTGTTCCGCTGTTACGTATTCAGGTGTTTTTGTGCTAAGTATCTGAATGCAGTATAGCGTGTCTGTTTGCGCGTATGCTGCGGCGCTAAATAGTAAAATAAAAAATAATGTTTTCATGTGTGAAGTGATTTTATTTGTTAACCTATATAAGAATCTAAAATTTTATTATCTAAGTCTATTTGTCTGTAAGTAAAACAAGCGCCTGAAATATATTGAACTTCAAATTTATCAGCATAGATAGTTACTACTTTACAAACTAAATTGCCATCTTTAAGATACTGTCCGATTTTTAAGTTTTGAATAGTCATGTTATTATGTTTTAAAAGTTAAAAGTTCGGTTTTGTAGGTTGACCGAAAACCTGGATGTTGTTAATCTAAAATTTTATAATTATTGCTATAATGTGGGTTTAAAAAGTTTTCATAAGATAGACACATTTCAGATTTAGTGTTATATTTTAAAAAAGCATATTCAGAATAACCTTTAATACATTTAGGTGTAATTTCAGTTACTATCATAACTTGTTTGCCGCCTTGAATTCTTGAACCGATTTGGATTTGTGCTGCTAATTTGATTGCATTTAAAGTTGTCATAATCTTAATTTTTTGAAGTTTTTTAAATTCGTTTCCGTTGTATTGTGATACAAAGATAGTTACTCTTTTCATAATTGCAAATAATTTTATTAAAATTTTATAAAAATATTTATCTTTTTTTGAAATATCTTTACAGCTAAATACTAAACACATGATTTTCAGAAAGCGAAACAGAGCAGAACAAAACGAAAAGAACTATTCAAAGTGGCTTAAAACCTACATTCCCGAAACAACAAAGCAGCGTATTGAGTTAACAAGGGTATTCACAGACCGCCAAGGTAATAACTTCTACATTCTTAAAAACCCTGCAAACTTAACGCGTGAACGTGCGCAAAGGATTGAAGAAGCTATGACCGCTATTGACTTTGGTATTCATAAAAACGAAGTAGTTGAAAAGCTATCATGTATTTTAGAAACTGTTGAGGATATGCCATGGCAAAACATGACACGCGATAAGCTAAAGGAATTTCATACTAAGTCAAAGGACCAATTGAATGATATTATTTATAGGCTTAAAAGTGTTAAGATAGATGACCTATTACTTGAAGCTGGTTTATATTTTTTCTATATTGATAATGAAAACCCATACATAATAAATTCAGAAACGCAACAGCGCAAAATGGACGCAATAAAAAAAGATGATGAATTGCGCGCTTTTTTTTTGAACAGTATAGAGCAAATCTTGAAAGGTTCGACCGCTTCAAACGTTTAAACTTTCCAAGGCTAAACAAAATAGACCCAAAAGCAAAACCGATTAAGAAACCGCAAACATACCAACACGCTTTACAAAAACTAAAAGAACAAAACCGCGAAAATGATTATATAATAACTAAGGGCGACCCGGTACAAATGGCAAATGTTAGGTTTTGGGTTATTCGTGATTATTACGCGGCACTTGAACAAATATTAAAAGATAATGATAGGGCAGAACAGGCTCAAAAAAATATAAAAAAGTAATGGCAGAAATTAAAGATGTTTATAGTTTAGAATTTAATAGTTCACAGTTTCAAACTGAAATAAATTCAGCTATTGCAAGTATCGACCAACTAAATACAGCTATGGCTGAGGGCGTTGATGTTGCCGATGAACTTGAAGAAGCACAAGCGAACTTAGTTAACGTTTTAGGAACTGAGGCTAAAGGCGTTGAACAATTAAACCAAAAGCGTAACGTTTTAGTAAATACACAAAAACAAGTTAACGCCGAATCTAAAACAGGTGTAACAGTTGGCAGGCAATTAGATACTACAAATAAACAGATAGCAGTAAGTACAGGACAGGCGGCAACACAGCAAAGGGGATTTGGTCAAACGCTATTATCTGGAACACGTGCAATAGGTCAAATGCGCCGCGTCACTTCGACCTTGACATTTGCGTTTAGGGCTTTATCGGCTGCAATTCCATTTGGTTTTATACTTAGTTTTGCAGGGCCTATTATAGAATTTTTTAGTAATTTGTTTACATCGACTGACAACACAGCCGATAACATGGAAAGGTTAAATGATACTACATTAAGCTTATCAGAACGTATAGGTATAGCAGAAGTTGAACTTGAAAAGCTAAATGCTATTGAAAGTAACCGCGGCAAACTTACAGATGAAGAAGAAAAAAGAAGGCGCGAATTAACAAAAACATATGAAGAAACTTCTAATGAAATTGTAAGAATAGAACAAGAACGCGCGGATAAAATTAGAGAAATAGAATTTGCTTTAGCTGATGCACGTATTCAGTTATTAGGTGATACTTCACAAGGTATTATTGAATCTGCTGAATTGCAAACACAAAAGTTGTATAATGAAATTAGTGAAAGAATAGCTGAATCAAATAAAAGAAGAATTGAAATTCAAAAAGATTTAGCACAAGCTCAAGCTGAATTTGCTTTAACAAGTAGCTCTGATGCAGCAATTAGAATTAGAAATTTAGAAGATTTAGTACAAAAATCATTTGCAGCTGAACAAAAAATATTTCAAGAACAAGATTTACGTGAACAGGTTATTCAAAAGGAAAAAAACAAACGCCTTAATGATATAGCAGAAAAAAACAGACAGGACCAACGTAAAAAAGCACTTGACGCTGCGAATAAAAATATTGAAGACGAAACAAACAGATTAAAACTTGAAATTTTAAGAACACAAGAAGGTAGCATTGAGCGTGTAGAAGCCGAAGCTAATTTAATTGACCAATTGTTAATTTTAAGACAGAAATATGCAAAGGAATTAGAACTTGACGATACTGAACTTAAAATTATGCAATTAGAAGGTTTAGAAGAAAGGGAAAAGCTATTTGATAAATACTATGAAAATTTAAAAGAAAAGAAGGACAAAAATAAAGATGCTATCATAGGACCAACTAAAGAAGATTTAATTCAAAAGCTAAAAGAATTAAACGATGCTTTGAAGGCTGAATCAGATTTGATTGAAAATAATAATGAAGCTAATTTGGCTAAACAGTTGGCAGCGCTTGAAACTGAACGAAATGATAAATTGATTTATGCCGCGCAAAATATTAGCGACCAAGAACAACTTGCTAAGGCTTTTGAAGATATTGATGAAGGGTATAATAATGCACGAAAAGAAATTGAAAAGAAAGCAAATATTCAAATTCTAAATGATAGGATTAAGCTATTAGAATCTTTAAAGTTAGTAGCTACAAATTCAAATGACAAAGCAGCCGAAGCCGAACTAAACAAACAGATTGAACAGGCTAAATTGCAAGTCATTGAATTAAACAAAATCAATACCGATGGTGCAAAGGAAAATGCAGACCGCACTAAAGCTGAACAAAAGCAAAAAGAAGAAGATGATAAGGCAATGCTCGACAAACAAAAAGAACTTATAGACCAATCGGCACAACTAATACAAGGCGTGTCAGATAATGTGTTCAATGTTCTTAACGCGCAAGTGCAGGCATATATTGCAGGGCTTGACAAGGCAATAGATAAAAGCAAATCGGCATTAGATGAAATACGTTCTAATAGTGAAAATTACAACGCAAGGCAATTAGAAATTGAAAAGGAACGTTTAGAAAAATTGGAAGCTGAACGGGCACGCGCTGTTGAACGCGAAAAGAATTTAGCATCTGTTCAGTTGGCAATAAATGCAGCGATAGCAATTTCAAAAGCGGCGGCTGAAGGTGGTGTGGCTGCACCTATTACGATAGCCCTTACACTTGCGTCACTTATTGCAGGTTTAGCACAAGCACGTGTAGCCGCTGGCAATGCGTTCTTTCATGGTGTTGAATACTTAGAACGTGGACAAAACAAAGCAGGGCGCGACACAATACCTGCAATGCTTAACGAAGGTGAACGCGTTATTACAACCGATACGAATAATAAATATTGGGATGTTCTTAGCGCTGTACACAATAACAGAATCCCTGCCGATGTGCTGAATACATTTTCAAAAGCATATCAGCAGGGCGGCATTAAAAACGCTTTAGGTGCGTTTGGCGATAACGTTAGTCTTAGTTCTGAATTAGGGCAAAAGTCTATCTTTGTAAATGTCGCGCAAACTTACGGCGGTCTTGAAAACAGATTAGAACGTATCGAAAATGTTTTAACTGAATTGCCAAAATACATGCCGCGCACAACAGTTAGCGCAAATGCAAACGGTATCTTTAGAATTGTAGAACAAAGACAAGCCCGTAAAAACTTTTCGCGTAATTGGTCAAAATGACATGCTTTTGTATAAACATTTAAACATTATAAACTATGCCTATTAAAAAATGCTTACCCGGCGATAACAAATGCATTTCAAAAGTTATTAAGCAATTAGTTGCTGAAGGTTACCCACAGGAACAGGCCGTTGCAATCGCTTTAAATACTGTTAAGAAATGAAATACTTAATAGCTATTGTTATAGTGCTAATATCTGTACTGCTTTACATTACAATTGATAACAGCAACAAGCTACACAAACAAATACAAAAAAATGAACAGCGAACCCGTGACAGTTTGTCGCAAATATATGCTAAATTTGTGACAAAATCGGATAGCCTGCAAGCGCATATAGATACGATGCAATCAGCATTAGACAAACAAATAAAACACTTTAGATATGACTTACACAGAATTAAGATTATTCAAATACCGAGTGTTAATTATAGCAACGTTACTGACACTTTGCTCATTGGTCGCCTCTTGTCAAATTACAAAGGTCGATAATGGTTTTTTAATTAGCCGTGACTATGCTGAATTTATAGCCGCGCGTTTTGATAGTTTAGAAACTTATAAGAAATACGCTGGCAAACTTGAAACCTGTGATAGTATATTATATAATGCAGAAATGGTTATTTCAGCCATGAAAGTACAATATAATATGCAAAGCGACATGCTAAAATTAAAAGACGCTATGATTGAAAGTTATGAACGCGGCAACGTAATATGTAATGACTATGCAAAGCAAATCAAAAAAGAAAAGCGTCTTAAAAAAGTGTGGAAAATAACAACTTACGCGTTTATTAGTGTATCTTTGGGCGCGTTAACATATTTAATATTTAAATGAACGGCTTACTAATATTTTTTGATGGCATACCTCAGGACTTAGATAACTTCAACGGTACTGAATCCGCAAGTTTTGTATTTCGCCGCAAAGATGAAGCGGGTGATTCGGCTTTTAGTTTTGCCCCTGAATTAACTGTTGTTGGCGATACCTACGAATATGTCAGACAGCAAATAATTAACGCGCCAAATCCAAATATAGCAGCCATACAAGTATTGATTTACGATACATGCTGTACAAATCCCGATGGCTCAGACCGTTTATTATTTACGGGAAAAATTGAAGGCGGTTCTGTACGTTGGTGCACGTTCCCGACATGTGAGGCACAAGTTACTGTAGTAGATAATAGTGTAGATGCTGAGGCTATTAGGTGTTTAAAAAATCATTTTCCGTGGGATATTGAAAACAAAGATAATAATATTAGCACCCTTGGAATAGATGAGTTTAGATATGCGCCTTGGATGTATTATTGTAATGATGTTAAGCCAAGCGGAACGCAAGAAGCAATGATGATTTTAGGCATTTTTATTTTTATATGGTCAGCGCCTTTATTATTATTTGCTCAATTGTTAAATATTGCAATAGGCAATAACTTAAATATTTTTGAAGGGTTAAGTAATTTTATTGTGGGTTGCGGTCGCAGGCATACAGCACCATATTTAGATAGTCAGTTTAAAAACCTTTGCAAGTTATGCAATATAGGTTATCAGTCAAGTTTGTTTAATGTCGGCGGTTATTATCATGATACGGTTAGAATGGATATTGGTTTTGTTCCTGGTAACCTTGGAGTTTTGCCGCAAGAATTACCAAAAGATACAAGTACAAGAAATGATAATAAGGCTAATTTAAACGGCATTCAATTTTTAGATGACCTAAAACAATGGAATATAGAATGGCGTGTTATTAACGGCGTTTTACAGATTGAGCGCAAAGATTATTTTGTAGGTGTTGAATGGTTTAATACTGATAATTTAGGCGATAATCAATTACTATCTATTTGCTATGAATCATTAGGACAACGACCTGCAAGTTATGCTGAATATGAATACCCTAAAGATGGTGTTGATAATAGCGGCGATGAAGTCGCTAAACGTTGGACAGACCGCGTAATAGATTGGAATCCTACAAATAACCCACAGCAAACAGGATTGTTTAGTAAGAAATTTACATTTTCAGCATCACAATTTAGATATGATTTTAACGCTCCCGATGTTAACCCAATTGATAAGCCATTCTATGTAGCGTTTTATCCTTTTGTTCAATCAGTAGAAAATGAAGTAGCAATGTTTTTGGAAAAGGGTATATCAGCATTCCCAAAGTTAATTGGTTTACGCGAAGTTTTAAATCAAAACATAAACAATAATATAATTGAACGTGGTATAGCTGTTCCCGATGTTGCAGGAATGCCAAATGGCAAACGTGCTTATAATTATAAATGGTATGTAAAAGAATTGCCGTTTGTAGATGGTGCTGGAACATCATTCGACACCGCCTACCAAAAACTATTTTATATCGATGACCCACGCCTGACATCTGTAAAAACGCGCAAAGTTACCATATCAATTTCAGCGGATTGCGATTTACTAACTACTTTAGATATTGACAAATACGTTACAACTTCGCAGGGTCAAGTTCAAATAACTGAAATAACTTACGATACAAATAATAATTCATTAACTATTCAAGGCTTAATTTAATGTCTTATACTTACGATAATATACAATTAGATTGCATCGATAGCAGCGGAACTGTATTATATAACATTGCAACGTTTACGGCTGCGACTATTCCCGCCGTGCCCGTTGAAGGCTTGGCAATAGGCATCAAAGTTCGGCTTACATTTACTATAAACAGTTCGGGCGCTAATAGCTTTTTGAATAAACAGTTAAGATTTAACCCAGGTCTTTATGTATTATCTAATCCTATTAACGCTTTAGATTTTGGATATGAAACATTAAACCCATTAAGCACCACGCCACAACAAGCTGTTTTAAGTGTTCCTAATCCGCCGTTGCAAAATATCTATTGTGAGATGTCAAAGAATGCAGCGCCTCACGATGAAGCTACAGTACTATTTGAATTTTACGTTACAAATGATACTACTAACTTTATATTTGGCAATTCATCTAATTCAAATGTCAATAGATTTTTAGCGTCAAGTTCTTTAGGTTTGCCTAATAACATAGGTCAAATTGTTTACAACCAAACAAAGAATTTAAGTTTAGGATGTAAAGTTTTTGATTCAGCAGGTTTTGACATGGTTGTAACTACACCCGTTGGCGCAAGATTTGCAAACATACTTGTAGATGCACGTTGGTACAATTCCGACTATTTAGGGTATAGCTTATTGATGCGATATATTCGTGAACTTGAAATTAGTTCAGCATCACAATTAGCTGCAAGTTTGCCACTACTTACCGATGCAACAGCAACAGCGGCACAGCCTAATTTAGCAACAATACCAAACGCTATTTTTACCGTTACGAATAATCAGTTAGCTGTAGGTGAAGATAATACAGTAAGAATATTATTAAGGGGCGAAGCATACAACGGCTCAGTTGCAAATCCTGCAATAACTGATATTCGCGTTTTATTTTTTAGGGTTGACACGGTTTTAAACAATACAGATTTTGTTACTGACTTACAATTATCTGATGCCGTAATACCACAGGCAACACCTGGCAGCGGTCAACTTAACGGCGCTATTTATTCGCCTTCGGATTGGTTTGAAGATGTGCCAAATTCCGATGACATAGAAGTGCAATTTACTATCGATGGTTCACAGCTACAAATAAACGGGCAATATTATATAGTTGTAAATATTCATGACAGCGCAAATCCTGAATATGTAACTTCGCATTTAAGCCCATTATTAACGGCTACATACACAGCGCCTGCAATACCAACGCTAACGGGATTTATTAGCACTTACAATACTGAGTATAGCGGTAACGAATTAACAATAGCACCGCACCAACGTATTAAGGCACGTTTAGAAATTGACAAAGCAAGCTATGTAACAGCGCTAAATGCAATAGGTTTAGTAGGTAGTTTTGATGGAAGTTTAGCGGGCATTATTTGTAGGCTTACAAACGTTCCAGGCGTTGTTAACCAAGTGCAGGCTTTAATACCTGCCGCGCCACCAATTACAACGGCTGATATGACTATTGTTTTAAATGATGCAACCGATTTAGTTTTAGATTGTATCTTTAGAATAGCTGAAGAATATGCAGGCACATCGACTGAAATAACATGGACTATTAGTTTAAATCAGCCGACTTCAACAAATGGAATAACACAATTTACACAAATAGATTTTGTTCAAAAATTAGATATTGATGTTTTTGAAAATGACGCGGTTAGCCCTAACTTAGTAAGTATTAAATTTTACGATTTAGCTGATTATATTTTAGGCATTAAAACCGAAATAATTGATATTTGCGATGCTGACCAAATAATAGCACAAGTAGAAAAAGACCCAGCGTTTACAGGTTCAATAAATTTTATAGCTACTATTTACCCTGCAAATGAATTAGGCGATACAAATAATAATGCAATTGAAGAAGAATCAAGTTGGCAACCTATTGTAGTACAAATGCAACAATTAGTTAGTGGTAAACTTGACGATGTCGATGCATCATTTGCGCCTTCAAATGAAGCTATTTTCAAAATAAACGTACAGCAATTAACGCAAGGGCAACGTTATTGGGTTACAGGTATTGCATATCAGCAAGTGCCCGATTATTGCCCTATCGGCTTAGTTGCATTAACAAGTACTTCAACTTATAGAACTGTTGGCGTTTTACCTTTGTGGACAATTACAGGCAATCCAACGGCGGTAATAGCTGAAATATTAGCGCATCCCGATTATGTAGGCGGTATAAATGTTGTTCAAAATAACTTTGTCGATAATGCAAATAGTCCCATAGGCGTTTTAAGTTACGCAGGCAATGTAGTAACAGCTATAAAGATTAGCGATACAATTCCAATAGCTTATTATAGATTTATAGTTGATGCTGATTTTGACCCAGGTACAGGCCCGCACACAATTAGACATGAAATTTTAATGGCTGTTCCAATTCCTGCACCAAGTTTAATACCTATAGTTACTTTTGATAATAACTATAAATGTAGTGATTTAGGTTAAAATTTTTTAATTTAATTTTTATTTGTATCTTTGCGAATATATGTTAGTAAATTATTCTGTTTCATATACGCCCGAAATTAGTAGGACATATTCTTTTAGGCAGCCTGTACCGATTCGGTATGCTTGCCCTATTTTGCCTGGCAATTTAATGCAAAACGAAACCGACGCGTGGAACTGTAATTTGTGCGGTTCTGATTTACCGTTTTATATTCCTTATGTTGAGGGCGATATAATACCGTTTCAAACTCAGGTTACTGATAATTATAATCAGCCAAATACCGTTTTAATTGCAGGATTTCAAACAAGTACAAGCACTTCGCATTATGTTGTTGTTAGTTTATATGATTGTTGTGGTACACTAATAAGTGAATTTATAGATGACTTTTCAGATAGTTACCATGTAGGTCAAAGCCTTGCAACAGGTAGCATACAAACGTGGTTTGTTAATACGGGTTTGTTCCCTGCTGATTTGGATTGCTTTAGATTATATATTGATTACTACAAAATAAATCAGATAACCTTAGAACCTGAATTAGATAAAAGGTTATTTACAGAATACTATAAAAAAGTTGAAGGCTGTGGAAACTTAAACGACACTTCATTGATTTATAGTACTTACGCAAATTATGATTGCAACGGTAATTTTTACGGAACTTTGACTAACTATTTAGGTTCTAATAATACGCCGTTTTATAATTCGCTTCGCATCTTTGGAACTGTTGAGTTCTTTGGAGATACTGAAGCGATAACAGAAAATGACAGAAATGTAGTTATCAGTAAAGATATAACAGAAAATTACGGTATTATTTCGGGCGCTGTGCCACCGTTTTACATTAAGTTACTACAACAAGCTGTGAGAGGCAATTACGTAACTGTTGACGAAGTGCAGTATCAAAACTTTAGATATGATTCTAAACCTGAAGACAACCGTATGTTTTTGTTAGACCTGACATTTGATAAAAGATGTCGATTAGATAACAAGCAATGTAGGTGAGGTCGTATTCATTTACAAATATTTTAAAAACAAAAAACATGAATAATATTTCTTTTATAAATGGGTTTTTGGGCGCTTTCGGTGTTTGCCCGCCTTGCATAGACGAGGATAACGCCCCTAATTATCTTTGCGACCCGTGCGATTCAACTGTTTATTCAGGTGGTATCGCTGGTTGGTTTGCAAAAAAATGTAACTACGAATTTGCTGATATTACAGATTCTACTGAGTGGGAAACTGCAATAGCTGATAAAAACGTTTTTGGCCGCGTTAACGGTAGCCGTATTAGCGGTGGTTTGCCTGCACCTGAATTTACTACAAAAAAACGTGGTAGTTGCGGTCAGGAGGAGGTAGTAAAACAGTCGCGTGTTGTATCACTTACCGATGCTGAAAATGACCTTACATTTACTATTGACGCTCTTTATAACTTCCTTTCAAATCCTGCTAAAGCTGCGGGTTATGAATTTGGTTTTGTAACTTGCGATGGTCGTTTTTTAGGTTGGTATTCAAACGTAACTGTTCGCCCGTTCTATCAGATTGCTGAAACTGATGAAGACGATGCTTATTGGACAGTTGAATTTAGATATAACGAACAATTAGGTACATTTAGCCAATTGTCTTTAGACTTCTTGCTAACATTGCCTTATAACGTTTGTTGGGTTACTTCAATTGTTGTAACAGGAACAGGTGGTTTAACAACTATTGCTGATGGTGCTACGTTGCAAATGCTTGCAGCTATTCTACCATTGAACGCTACTGATTCAACTGTTACATGGTCGGTTGTTAACGGCACAGGTACAGCTACTATTAGCGTGGGCGGTTTGCTTACTGCTACGGCCCCTGGTACTGTTACTGTAATTGCTACAGCTAACGATGCTTCGGGCGTAACTGGTTCACTTGTAATTACAATTACACCATAGTATTTATAAGGGCGGTTATTTAATGTAGCCGCCCTATTTAAAATTAAATATAATGAACTTAGAACAGTTTTATCAATTTTTAGATTCTGTAAATGCTACAATACTAAACCCGCCCGTGCATCCATTTCGCGCGGATTGGAAACGTATTTATGAAAGCATAAAGCCTCACTTCTATGGTGAAGTGCCGCCCGCGTTGGATAAGGCTTTTCCAAATGAAGATGAACAGATTTTAGCTTATAGAAAAAATACCTATCAGCCTAAAACAGAATCGCCACTTGTTAAAGCTATAACCGAATTGCATAGGTTGCTAAGTTCTGCTAAACATTCTGTACGTTTTGAAAATACAGATATGAAAGAATTTGGCGAAAATGAAAAGTTTGGCGATTCTACTTTACAAAATTATATATTTTCTGTTTTTATTCCGAACCGCGTACTTGACCCTAACGCCGTTCTACTTATCGAACCTAAAGGCGAAGGTATTGAAAGCGATAACGTGCGCGTTAATGTAGATATGAAAGTAATACAGTCTGATAGGATTGTTTTTAACGACCCCGAATACAGACTACTAATATATAAAGGCATATCAAAAAATAAATATGCTACGTTAGGTATTGAGAATCCGCTATATTATCACATTGTTACCGATATGTTTTACGCACAGGCGCGCGCGTATGGGGATAAAACAATGTTTGAAGTTATATATGAACATAACAGCGGAATAATGCCGTGGGTAACTTTAGGCGGTCGTGTTGTACCTAAATATGATTCTTATGGCAATACGTTCAAAATTTATAAGTCTGATTTTAGCCCTGCAATACCTTATCTTAATGATGCTGCTATTTTTGACAATCAGCATAAATCGGTTATGCTTGCGACATGCTTCCCTATTAAATTTGTTGAGGGGGTTGATTGTAACAGTTGTAATGGTGTTGGACGCGTTCCAGACCCTAACAACTCCGATAATAGCATAACTTGTAAAACATGTAACGGTCATGGCAAAATATTAAGCATAACGCCGCTTGCAGCCTATAACTTAAATCCTACTACTTCGAAGTTTGGAGATAATGATAAGCAACAAGTAGAACCGATACGTTATTATAGCCCTGATGTTTCGACTATTCAGGAAACAAACAAGGTGGCAACAGAATCATTAGGCAAAGCGGAACAGGTGTTAAATATTAACCGTTCGCTTAAAGCTGCTCAGTCGGGTGTTGCAAAAGAATTAGACCGCGAACCTGAATATATAGAAGTTGGTAAAATTAGTGATGATGTTTATGCACGTTATAAAGAAGTCTTGCGTATTATTCAGGCTATAGTTTTTATGGATACTGAAAGTCCTATTTTTGTAAATCCGCCAATTAGTTTTGACCTAAAAACAGAAACTGAGCTAATGGCAGAATTTGCATTATCACAGCAAGGCTTACCAACTGCTATACGTTACGAATCATATATAAGCTATGTTGACCGCCGTTATAATGCTGATGCAATAGCACGCCAAATAGCCACCATTTGCGCTATGTATAATAGTGCATATCTTTATACAGTAGATGAACGTGTACAGCTTTTGGCTTCGGGACAAATAACTGAAAAGGATGCAATTAGCGCACAATTTGTTTTTGACGCTGTTACTGAATTGTATTATGATGAAGGCTTTGATATTATGGGTAGCGAATACACAGCTATTAAAGAAGCTATTGATGAAAAGTTGGCGCCGCGTTTTGATGCTGTTGCAAGTAATGTAGTTCCTGAGGTTAATATGGATGAATTTAATAATTCAGATAATTCAGATAACGAAGAAGATAATAACTAATGGACTTTAATAAACCCGAAAGAATTAACGACAAAGCACTTGAAATTTTACAAAAGCGGTTTGATAAAGTAGAACCTAAATTTGTAAAACAGGTTGTCGATTGGATTAGTAAATTTAGGACAACATCTGGAAATTTAGTAAGGTCAAAGGAAAACTTAGCGCGTTTAGGTTCGTTTAAAACTGCACTTAATAGGTTCTTAGAAAAAACTGGATATAATGTAATGGTTTCGGGTTTCTTAGAAAACTTTGACGAAATAGGGGCGAATACTCAGCTTGTTCAACAAGAATTAAACGGCTTACAAATAACAAAAAGTTTTTTAAACCCATTTAAAAGATATGCTGTTAATAATGTAATTGCTGCAATGCAGGGACAGGGATTGAATACAAATTTAATAAACCCGCTTAAAAATGAATTGCTAATTGCAGTAAATCAGGGCAGCAGCCTTACAGATGTTGTTACTTCAATAGCAGGTCAATTAACAACAAGCGAGGCACGTCAAGGCGTATTAAAAAGAATTAGTTTGCAGGCCTCACGTGACGCGTTATTACAATACGATGGCATAGTAAATGAAGCGGTGCGAAAAAGTTATAAATTAGATGCCTTGTTATATGTTGGTAGTTTAGTAAAAGATAGCAGATTGCAATGTGAAGAATGGGTAAATTATGATAAAAACGGTAAAAAAGGTTTAATATTATTTGAGGAATTAGAAGAACAAATTTTATTTGCAGAAAATGAAGGCACGGGTATGATACCAAATACAACGCCCGAAAACTTTTGTCAAAATCGCGGCGGTTATAATTGTAGGCATATTGCTTACCCAGTACGTTCAGAGAATTATAAGAAAAAATAAAACACTATGTTAGTGATAAAAGCAAAGCATAAAACAAGCGGTACTGAATATCAGTTTACACCTGCACAATGGTACGCGGAACAACAAACAGGTAATTATAATTATTTAGGTACAATTCACGTATCAGAACCCGCACAACCCATTCAAAGAACAGTAACCCCCAAACGCGGCTGCGGCTGCGCAAATAAACGTAGATAATATGGCACGTTGGTATAAGTTTGTTATTCAATTAGAATACAATGAAGAACCGTTAACACTTGAGGAACTTCAAAGCGATTTTGATAACGCTGTACAATGCGAAGACTATAATGCAGCGGCAAAAATCAAAAAACAGATAGATGAAAGATTATTAGATGATGAATCTAAATTTATAATTGAACTTGAAGACTATTGTTATATTGACCTTGACGAAGTTGCAACGTTCTATAAGTCACAATGGGAAAACGGCGATGAATTTACAAAGATTATTTTAAAGGGCAGTTCTGAATTGCCGCTTAGTATAAAATTTGATGAGTTTACAAAATTATTTTTTAAATTAAACACACATGAAAATGCTTGACAAATTTGTAGAAAAATTGGGAATAGAACCCGAACTAATTTCAAAATTAGAATCAAACGAAATTACATTAGATGAAGCCGTAACGGGTTATGTATCTAAAATTGAACGTACTGTTCAGGAACGTTTAGGCAAACAGATTGAAGAAGCTAAAAGCGCTGAACTATTTGGCGCTGCTTATGCTAAAACAGAAAAACAGATTGCCGATGCTTTTGCTATTGACCTAAAGAAATATGAAATGCTCGACAAAAAAGATAGGTTTAAAACTATTGTTAACGATTTGAAAAATAGCCAGTATGAAACAATTGAAAAGCTTAAATCTGAATACACTTCAGCCGATGCGCAAAAGTTGCAGCAATTAACTCAACAGTTAGAATTAGCCAATGCAAAACTAACTGAAAAGGAAATGATAATGCAACAGGCTATTAAAGAAGAACAGGGCAAATTTCAAAGCTACATTAAGAATCAGCAAATAGATAAAGTGCGCGGTTCATTAGTTGAATCTGTAAAAAATGCACGTTTAGCACCAAAGGAAATGCGCGCAATTTTAGAAGCTGAAATTCGTGAACGTGGTTTAGATTTTGAAATAGATTCCGATAATAATATTTGGGTAAACAAAGATGGAAACCGTGTAAAGCATCCATCTAAGCCTACTGAAAATTTAAAGTACGAAACACTATTTGAAATTATAGCAGCTGAGTATAATTTTGAAAAGCAATCAAACGGCGGTCAACCAAAATCATTTGAAATTGACGATAAGGCAAAAAGCGGAATGCACCCCGCCCGTTTAAAATACTTACAGGAAAATGGCATGATTTAGTTTAGTTAGTTAATAGTTTGGGCAGTTCGAAAGGGCTGCCTTTTTAAATTAAAAAACCCCGCTATTTTGCGGGGTTAACTATTTAGTATCTAAGGTTTACTTTATTTCTACTTCTAAAATTATAAATATCTTCAATTAGTGTTTTGTATTGGTCACGATTTGCACAATCTACTAATGCTGTAGGTTGTAATCTTAATTTGTGCATAAACTCATTAAAATCAAAATTATTATTTTGAAATAATGTAATCATTGTTCCAATAAAAACAGCTCTATTATAATTTGAATAATATGGTTTAATCATTCTAATTTTATTTGCCCAATCTTGAGCTAATTCAAAATCTTTACCATTCCATGTTCCTTCTTCAAATACACTTAAATTTTTATATTTATATTTTTTTGATAAAAAATAATTTTGACCAGCTGAATGATTAGAACACAAAGACAAACAATCTGAAAAATTATAATCATTATTTAAATTATAAAAATCTCGTAATTTAATATAAGATTCTATACCCATATTTGCATATCCTTCCATAAAATCTTTTTTTGACCAATTCATTTGATTCAAATTTAAAGTATGAACTTCGCTTAAAGTATAACCATTTAAAATTATGTAATAAACAAAACTGTTTACTTCTTTTGCTGCCATTAAACGGTGTTGACCATCTATAACCTGCATATTTTCATTTACTAAAATAGGATTGCATTTCATTCCATAAATTCTTATAGAATCTGCTAAACGTTTAATGTGTTGCAAATTTGGAACTCGATTACCATCAATTGCTTTAAAAATTGATAAATCATCTGTTTTGTAAACCATGTTTACTAATTCGCTTTTTTGAACATGGTTTTTAACCATTGGTTCGCTTTGAAATGTATTCATAATAAAATATGGGTTTGATAAGTCCGCCCAGAACTATAATTATATAATGTCACAAAATTACTAACTGTTTTTAAACTACAAAACTTTTTATAAAAAAATTATAAAATATTTTACAAAAATACCTTTTATCTTTGCAGTAACGACCTCTCACAAAATAGGGTGCTAAGGCACAGAAAAAAAACAGAACGCTGGCAGCGTGGAAAATGCCAAACAAAAAACAATTTTTTATATTATTAAATTACAATAAATGTCAACTATAAAACTCGCTGATGCGTGGAAAATTATAGACATATCGCTAAATAATAATAGCGGTATGCGCTCCATGCCATCGCCAAATATCGGACTATTGCAATTGCTTGTTTCAGCTGCTAATAAATCCGCTTCACAAGTTAAACTCGGTAACGTTCAGGCTGTTGAACAAGGTAACGGTAAAGTTTACAAAGTTTCACGCCGTTTTTTCCCGCGTTTGGCTGAATCTAATGCTACTTCGCTTGAATATTGCCCTACTGACGGCGATGTTGTTAAGCCTTTGTATGATGAAATTGAAATTACAAATAAAACAGTTTCACAGAAAATTAAGATTGACGATGAGTTAATTCGTTGTATCAAAGAAAGCCGCGCCGATTATCAAAACAGCTACGTTAATGAAGTTCTAAGAAATCACATTAACAGACTTGGTAAAGAAGTTTCAACTGTTGTAGCTAATAACGGTTTTATTGGTTCATTCGTTAAATGCGATTGTGCTGACCCTGCTGTAACTTCTAAGTCTTTGCCTTTGTTCCTTTCAAGTGGTTTAGGTATTAACCCTGTTGGTGAATCTATTTTAGATAGCGACCGAAAACAAGCTGAAATTGAACAACAAATGATTCTTATCGGTGGTACTTTGCTTGACCAATACCGTAAAGCCCGTGCAATTGCAAGCGGTAATGATAACGGTTTTGACGCGTCACTACTTGACATTACACGTTCAATTTTCTACGATACTAACCTACCTGCTGCACTTGGTAATACCAATGAAATTATTGCAATGGCACCAGGTGCGCTTCAACTTGTAACTTACGCAAAGAACAAAGGTCAATTCACTTATGACTTTGAAGACCAAATGCGCACTACAGTTGTTGACCCTTGGTTAGGTATTGAACATGATGTTGTTATGTCTTACGTTAAGTGTAATGATGAAATTGAACTATACATCCAATTCGCTACTAATTGGGCCGTAGTTGGTATGCCTAAATGTTGGGCTGTTAACGATTGTTTGTTTGATGGTGTACTTGATGTATTCAAATATGAAGTTGTTTGTGCTGACACAGGATACTGCGATATCGAACCAGCTTGCGGTGCTGCAGGTGCACCTGTTGCTACTGATGCAACTTTCTGCGAATCTGCTGATGCTTGCGATGTAGCTTGTAGTGCTTTGTTCTACTCAAGAGAAGTTGAAGTTGAGCAATTTGAAGGTATTGAAGTTGATGTTACTGATGCTATTGCAATTCAAATTAACGGCTTACCATTCTCAGTTGGTGGTACTTTTGATACAGGTACTTCAGGTGGAGCTAATGGTTTTGTAGCTGCTGCACAGGCTGCACTTGCAAGTGTAGGTTCTATTTACACAGTTGCAGGTGGTTGGGATGGAACAGCATTAACAATCTATGTTTTAACTAATGCTACTGTAACATCGGTTGTTATTGTTTCTGCCACAACTACAGATGTTGCGCTTACAGTTTCTACTGAAACACTTTACAATGTTTATAGTGCTTCAACACCTTCAACAGGTGCAACGCTTACTAACCTTGACTGGGTTTTAGATTCAAATTCATTTGACGGTGCACCTAATGCACAAATTTTAGGTGAATCAAATGTTTATGGAACTTATAGCAATTTCTACACTACAAGTACTAATACAGGTGCTGCACAGCTTATCATTACTGATAGCGCTGCATGTAACGATACTTTTAACGGTACAATTTAGTTTTAATGATTCGGGGGCGGGAAACCGCCCCTTTTTAAAATAAAAACACATGGTAAACTATTCAAAAAAGATAGCACAAGCATTAACAATAATTCGTAAATATTACGGCGCTATAAATGTACAGCGTACCGATAACGAAGATGTTGTTTACTTATTCGACTATACAACACAAAAGAAAACAATAGGAAGCGAAAAGATTAACAAGGCTGTTGAAAAGGCCGTAAAGCAAAATGATTTTCCTAAAGATATTTATTATTCAGATGGGTTATTATCTGTAATTAAAATAGAAGAAAATGTACAACAATACCAACAACCCGAAACCATCGAAACCGAAGCCGATGAAACCCTTGAAGCCGAAGAAATAACCGAAACTGAAAAGCCTAAAAAACGCGGTCGCAAAAAACAAACTGAATTAGATGCTGAATCTTAATACACCTACTTGTTTAGAAAACTACATAATAAGTCTTAACGGCTGTTATCCTGAAAATACGGTACCGACTTCGGGTTATTATTTAGAAAACCTTGAAGGGTTAACTATAAATAATGTCGCGGCAGTTAGTTCTGAGGCGCTTATTTCTGCTACTTTGACAGTACAGGAAAAAATGTATTTTGCAGCTGATGTGGTTGAAAAACGTTTAAAAGCTGTTTTAAATGCAAGGGGTATAAAATTAAATAGCATCGGTTCTAAATATGCTGTTTGCAGCGCTTCAAGTATTTCTGATATTCCCGTTGCTGCTAACCGTGGCATCAAAATATCAAAGAAGTGGATAGATAGCCCGCAAAGTAGAATATTTATTGATTCAATTAAATTTAAGGCAACAAATAACGGTAATACAACTATTTACGTAACTGATTATGCAGGGAATATATTATTTAGTCAGACTGTTACTGTTTTTGCAGATACGGAAATGCACATTTTTGTTAAAAAATATTTTAAAGAAGATGTATTATTAGTAACTATTGACACTACTAATATAGCGCCTTACTTATACACGTGCAACGCTGCTACAAATTGCAAGCCATGCGGCGATACTGTTTTAGATGTTACGGGTTGGAACGGTGTTAGCGCTTCGCCTTCGGGTTATTTAGGCGCGTGTGTACGTGTTGATTGTGTCGATACTGATATTATATGCCAGTTTTTAGACCGTTTAGGCATGGCAATTTTATATCAAACAGGCGTGCAAATATTAAAAGAATGGGTTAGCCCTAATAACCGTTTGAATTTAATTAAAACACACGGTAACGAATGGGCAAATGTCAAAATAGTTGAATGGGAGAATGCAAGCATTGAGGCCTTAGATAACGAAATTGATAATATTATTCAGCTATTAGAAGCTGACCGCTTTTGCTATAGATGTGAACCAAGATTGAGAATGTATCCAATGTTCCCAGGCTAATGACTTTATCTGAACGTTTAGAAATACTATCAGAAGTTGTAAATAATGACAACACGGCCCGCAGAATTTCGCAGGTTGCCGCTATTCAAGTTATTGCAGAATATAAACAAAGAATATTTTTTAACGGTTTAGATTCAAATGGTAGTGCAATAGGTCAATATTCAGTAAATCCATTTTATATAAATCCATTAAGCCTTACAACTGTTTCAGCAGGCGGCATAAAGCCCGAAGGTAAAAATGGGAATACTGTTTTTAAAAATGGCAATCCGCACAAAACAAAGTATTTAACACAAGGTTATAGACAGTTAAGGGATTTAACGGGCCGACAATCTGAAACAGTTGATTTAAATTTTAGCGGTTCATTATTTCAAAGTATTAAAGTAACTGAAAGTGGATTGAATAGCGCTATTACTTATACGAATGATGAATTAGCAGGCATAATGGAAAGTAACGAAGCGCGTTTTGGCAAAGACATTTCAACCGTTTCAACAGATGAACGCGAATTAGGCGAAACGGCCGCACGAAATGAACTATTAGCAATTTTAGAAGAAATCGATTTACTATAATGTACGTAACACAAGATATAATAACCGAACTAATTAAACAGATTGATACTGCAATGGCAGCCGTAAATGTAAACGTTAACGGTAATGGCATTGCTGTCAAAGATACTTCAAGTCAGGTTGTTACTTTGAATGTTACACAAAACGGCACACGAAACTATGTTGGCATCACAGACACCGCGCGAACGGGCTATTATATCCGTGTTAATGGTATTATTTCGGAAACAAGAAAAGCCGCGAATACTAAGCGCGGAAGTTGTGGAATCGAATTGGATGTGCGTGTTCCACTTAAATTAGTTTTTTGGCATCTTTGCGCTGACCCGCGTATGTTATTAGATTCTGTTAAGTTTGCTGTTTACGGTGCGAATTTTAAAGGCATACAATGGCAATATGCTATAGTTAACCCGCGTTTGTTCCCGGTAAGTAATGAAATACTACCGTGGACTGTTTACGCCGCTGAAACAGGCAAAGACCCGAAAACGCTGTTAAGCCTTATGCAAATAGTTAGCTTAGATTTTGAATTACGATATGATTTTGCACTAACTGAAAAGTGTAAACCGTTCACGATATGTTAAGATTCACTATGCCGCCAAGTTTCGCTACCTTAGGCAATTAGTAGGGGGTTGGAATAAATACCCCTTTTTTTAAAAAAAATTAAACTTTATATATATGGCTTGTTGTAATTGTTGTGAAAATACGTTAAATTTGGGCTGTCTTAACGCTTGCGATGCTGTTTATAATACGGGCATTGTTGTAGATGCTTTAACGGAAGGCGTTTGGGTTTTGCAACTTAGTTTTGGTAGTGTTTCTCTTTATTATAGTACAACTGTTGTAGATGGTGAAACAGTTATTTTTACACTTACAAATCTAAACGAAAACTACACTTACACAGGACAAATAATTGACCCTAACGGCGAAATTGTTAAAGTTGAAGTTAATGGAATTGAATATGATTGTATTGAATTTAGCACTAAAATAATAATTAACCAATGATTGACATAGTAAAACTCGCAAACGGCAATGTAGCTATTTATGATTCGACTTCGGGCGATTTTATAAACAGCTTAAGCCCTGACATCGTAGAAATTGAATGTAACGTAAACGGCAGCGTTAAAGTAGTTCAAGACAATGGCAGCGTTGAATACATCGACCCTGCTACGGTTCAAAATACGGAAGTAGTACCTGCTGCACCAATTGCTTTTTCGGGTGATTGTGCAGACTTAGCCCAATTGTTAAGTACAGATTTTTTTTTTGTAGTTAGCGGTGGCGGTGGTTCACAAGACTTAGCAAGTGTTTTAGGTATTGGTAATTCGGCAAATGCTGGAATTATAGACTTGGATTACTTAGATTTTGACACAGCAGCAGCACATTCAGTTGGGGTTGGTGAATTGGCGTGGAATAGCACAGATGGTACTTTAGATTTAGGTTTGCAGGGCGGTTTAAAAAATAAACTTGGTCAGCAATTAGTAGTTAAGGCACGTAATACAAGCGGTTCTTTGATTAGTAAGGGCAGCGTTGTTCGTGTTGTGGGAGTAGCAGGCGGATTTGTTGGTATAAACTTAGCACAAGCTAATAATGTAGCAAATAGCGAAACAGCCTTTGGAATTGTTGCCGAAGATATCGCAGATAGTTCTAACGGCTTTGTGGCGATTAACGGAATAATTCACGGAGTTAACACAAACGCATTTACTGAAGGTGATATTTTGTATCTTAGTCCAAGTGTAGCAGGAGAAATAACAAATGTTAAACCTGCATCACCTAATTATATAGTTATAATCGGATATTGCGCAAAGAAAAGCGCAGTAGATGGACACATCTTGCTACACGTTGAGAACGATACAAGACAAGCTGTCGAGATACAACTTGCTGCAAGCGATGAAACAACAGCACTAACAACTGGAACGGCTAAAATGACCTTTAGAATGCCACACGCTATGACATTAACTTCGGTTCGTGCTTCATTAACAACGGCACAGGCTTCGGGTTCTATTTTTACGGTTGACATAAACCAAGGCGGTAGTTCTGTACTCGGCACTAAATTGACCATTGACAATACAGAAAAAACAAGCGTAACGGCCGCAACAGCTGCAACGATAACAACATCTGCCTTAACTGACGATGCCGAAATTACAATAGACATTGACCAAATCGGGAATGGAAGCGCAACTGGTCTTAAAATAACTTTAATCGGAACAAGATGATTATAAATCCTTATTCTTTTGGGGTTGCTTATGACCCCGATGCTCAGGCGTTCATTACGGCAGCAGGCTTGACAGATAACACGCAAAAAAGTGCTATCAATACCTTAGTACTATCACTAAAGGCTAACAATATTTGGCAAAAATTTAAAGCTATTTATCCTTTCGTGGGTGGCACAGCTACAACGCATAAGTTTAACCTAATAAATCCTGCTGATACTAATGCAGCGTTTAGGTTAGTTTTTTCAGGTGGTTGGACACATAGCAGTACAGGAGCAACTCCAAACGGCATTAATGCCTATGCGGATACTTTTTTAGTGCCTAATACGATTTTAACTCAAAACAGCACTCACGTTTCATATTACAGCAGGATAAATAGCAACTTAACAGAAATTGAAGTAGGTGCATCTAATGGACCAAACGCTGCTGATGATAAATTAGTTTTAGAAATTAGAACAAGTGGAGTTACTTATTACAATATAAATTCAACAACTACTTATATTTCACACGCTGATACTGATAGTAAAGCTTTTTATATAGGCAATAGAACAGCATCAAATGTTGTAAATGGTTGGCGTAATAGTTCTAAACTTGCAACGGGAACAACAGCATCAACAACTCCTTCAACTGCAAAGGTTTATTTAGGTGCTTTTAATAGAGTAGGGTCAGTTGTTTTTTATTCTACAAAACAATGCGCCTTTGCTTCTATCGGTGACGGCTTAACAGATTCAGAGGCAGCTAATTTTTATACAGCCGTTCAAAATTTTAACACAAGTTTAAGCCGCCAAGTATGATACAAGTAGGACTATTAACAGAATCGCAAAAGAATGAGCTTGTCGGTCAGCTTTACGATGAGGACAGCTATTTCAACCCAATTCAGGATGACTTCGACCAATGGATAATTTCAGTAGAGGAAATGGAATTTTGCGTTAATCCTGAATTTCAATGGGTAAAAACATTACCTTTGATAGAATATAAACCAAAGCCGTCACCTCCATTCCCACCAATAGACTAACATGCTATCACTTATAACACTATCAATTTTTGCAGCCTGCATAATTAAGTTTTTGCATTATTGCATCGGTTCACCTGTGCAGGGCGAATACTATACAGGGCGTATATTTTCCGCTTACGGCAAGTTTATATCTAAACGTTACTTAGACTTCGAAGACAAAGAAAAAAACAACGTGTGGGCAAAATATAACGCGTGGAAAATACAACGTGATAGTAAACTAAAGGGTCAACTTGAAAATAAAACCGCTGAACAAGCCGATAGTATTTACAAAGACTATTTGCAGCAAGTTGAACACGTTTATAATGATGTCGAAAACAATATGAAAAATAACCCGTGGTCAATGCTTGGCGCTTGCCCTATTTGCTTTGGTACATGGGTTTCACTATTTACATTTACATTCTTTGTTATATTTGTTCCCCTGCCGTGGTGGTATATCTTCATTGGTACACCAACCGCTGTTATTGTTTCACGCTATATTAAAATCTCATAATGGATTCCCTGAATATTACCGCCGATTCGCTTAACTTTTTTATGAAAGTTTTGCCAGAAATAAAGCAACAACTTTTTATTTTAAAGCCGCTTATTATTTGCCTATCATTTTTACTTTTAGTAGATTTTTTAACAGGCGTTCGAAAAGCAAAAGCATTAAAAGAAAAAATACAGTCGCGCGGTTTTAGAAGAACCATTTCAAAAATGAATGATTACTGTTTAGCAATTATAAGTAGTCAAGTTTTTACCTGGATGCTTGACCTTGAATTTACGCTTAGTTATTACGTTGCTTTATTTGTTTGTGGCATTGAGCTAAAATCAATATTCGAAAATGTTTCACAAACTACAGGCGTGGACATTATCGGTTATTTTAAAGGCTTTATTCCTAACCCTAAAGATATATTAAAAAAGCCTGCAAGCGATAAACCTGCAGGCGAATAATTTACTGTTTTGCTCTTTTGTTTTCATGTGTTCTCAGGCCGTTGCGTAGTGATATGCAGCGGTTTTTCTGTTTGTGCTAACTTATGAAAGTTTCTAAGCCAAAGTTCATTTACTATTATATAGCCGTTATTATAAAACTTTTTGTTTTCGCCCGCTTCAAATAATTGGCGTTCAAAAGTTTCTTCAAATGTCGGTAAATCTTTCATTTCTTAGCTATCAGTATTTCGTGTGTTTCAAATTTTATTAACGCTGCAACCTGTACTACTTTGTGACGCTTAAAAAATTCATCAGCATCGTGTTCTATGTCATTAACTACAACCGTGTTTCTATCCCATAGTGCAAACTCACAATGCAATTTAAACCTATCATTCATTTGCGAATGAAACAGAAATAAAGGTATATAATCATTCGTTTTAGGTAGCTGCCTTGTTAAGTCAAAATTTAAGCATTTGTAATGGTTGCAATAAACAGGCCAAACAGATAATTCAGTAGGTATCATGCGTTGAATATCTCCCATGCCAACGCCTAAAGTTCTATTATGAAATTCGCTGGTATCCAAATTAGGAAACAATTTATTCACCGCTATCGCTACACAGTTCATTTTGTGATTTATTAAAAGCTACATAAGTTAATTTTTTGCATTCATCTAAATACCATTCAATTTGCGATTCAGGTAATGTTATTGCCATGGCTATCAATTCAGCAACCGCGCCAACGTTCTCATAAGAAGTAGTATTTAACAATTCGCGTTCATCGGGATTTGCAGCTTTTTCAAATGTATTAACAAATAGATTTATAGCTGAACGCAAATCTAAAAAACGCTTTTTCATTTCAAATTTTAGCTTGTTTGGTTCGAACTGTGCAATGGCATATTTTGCAGCTTTTAGCGACCCTAATAATAACCAAATGTTTTGCGTCAATTCGTTTACTTTTTGCTCACCAACTTTAGCGATTAGTGCCGCTTTTTTTTCTTCATTAGTCATGTCCTTTCAGTTTGTTTTCAAGTTCTTCAATTTTATGTAAATATATGTCAATCCTTAGTTCTAATTCTTCATCATAAGGTTCTTCATTTTGAATCCATAGCAGCGCGTCACAATAGCCTTTTTTGTATTCCAAAATTCGCCTTAATCGGTGTTTTTCTGTTTGTGTCATATCTTTAGTTTGCTTGACCAGTTAGCAATGTTAAAAGCAGGTATTTTAATTGATTCCAAATATTTAGGAACGTCAAAACTTGGACATGCTTTATTCTGTACTTGGTTATGCCCTGCAATAATTATTTTTGGGTTATGCTTTACAATATCATGAACGTAATTATACATGGTCAATAATTGACCAGGCGTGCGCGTATCTTTAGGCATTCGCATATCGGCTGTCATGCCACCGATATAACAAACGTGGCGGGCATTTCTATTTAGTAAAGTTGTGCCTAATACGCCCCAAGTTTGTTCCCATTCGTTTATTAGATTATCTTCATTGTATTTCCAAATGTTAACAAGTTTGCCGCTTGTTTCAATAACATCAGCATAGCCAGGCTTAGACCAACCGCGGCCGCCTTTTGAAACGGGTAACGTGTGCATAGCTATTATTTGTTCAGCTTTAGCATCGCGAAATTCAGGGCCCGCAGAACAATGCAAAAACAAGGTATGGAATCCATCGGCACAAACAGTATTAGCAACGGTTAAGGTTTTTGGCCCTGCTATTCCATCGGGAACTAAATTATAATGTTTTTGAAATTCTATAACATCATTTCGCATTGTTTCATCATAGAATCCATCAATTAAACCAGCATAGAAGTCAAGCTGTCTAAGTTGCATTTGTAGCCTTACAACGGCTAAAGAATTAGAATTTAGTGTTAGCATCAAGTTCAATAATTTTAAGTTTTAGTAATTCAATTTCTTTATCTTTAGTTTTTATAATTTCAGCACCTGACTATATAAATCTTACCAATTCTGTTTTTATTTCGCTGTCTATGTCATTTTTAACCGTTGTTCGAATCGGAACTTCAATGGCTTTATTTTTCTTTATGCTTTGCATTATTTTAGGTCTTGAAATTCCAAAAAATAAACATGCTGCATCAATTGACATAAACGTGCTAAATGTTTCATCTGAAAATATCGCCTTAACTTGTCGATTTTGTTTTGGTATTTTACCTAACTTTTGCTTTAAATCGCTGCGATGCTGGATATAATTATAAACTGATTCGGCATTGACTAAGCCTTCAGTTTTTATGTTGCCTAAACTTATATAAGAATCAAAATGCTTTACAAATATTTCGGGTTTCCCCTCGGTTAAATATCCAAAATTTATTAACTGTCTTATTCGTGTTGCTGCATAGTTTGCATTCTTAGCGCCGTTTGGCTTTATCAATTGCATCGCTTGTTCAAAGGTAAAATACATATCTTATTTTTTAAAAAAAACCGCCTGAACTTCAAAAACAGGCGGCCCAAACCAAAAGACTAATGAAAACTAAAATAAAAATAAGATAATTATTTAATATTTACAAGTTAAAAGGGCAAATCAGCATCATTATTTTTAACTGAATTGCTTATGACTTCAACTTCTACGGGCGTGGCTTTTTGACCCGTGTTTATTTTTCTGCAATACGAAGCGATAATATCAGTATAATATTTGCCTTCATGTTCACGGTATTCTACTTTGCCCTCAATGAATAACATATCGCCCTTTTCAATTGTAATGTTATTCCAATAGCTGACTTGATGCCATTGTGTTTTTTCCTGCCATTCGCCGTTTTTGTCTTTGCTACTTTCAGATGTTGCAAAGCTAAATTTTGTTAGCGTTTTTTCGCCAAATGTTTTTTGTTCAGGTTCTTTTCCGACCCGACCGATTAGTGTAACGCGGTTTACCATCGTATTTTGTTTTTAGTGTTAAAGAATGATTATTAGGTTTTAATTTTCCTTTTGTCCATATTTCGCAATCATCGAAAAAAAAGTTTCTAACTGAGCCTAATTTATAGACTTTAGTTTGACGCGTGCAAATAGCTTTATAATTGCCCGCTGGCAATTGTTCGACTACATACCACTCATCGCCTTTTATTTTATCATGGAAAAATTGGAAAATCATATTGCCAAAGGTCGTATTTTTCTATTACAGAAATTAGTATTTCAGCATATTTTTTTTCGGTTGCATAACCGCACTTTTTTAAACCGTGTGCCCATGCTTTATAATTTAATCTATTTAGCCGTGTGAGGTGTTTGTAACGCTTTGAAGTTAGTAGTTTACTATGGGCCCGATATGACCACCACGGCGATTTGTAAACTTGGAATCTATCGCGGGGTGTATCATCTTTGTAAATTGCATATTTGCCTTTTCCGCTGTGTTTAATACCAAAGTGGTTGTTATGTTTGCGGCTAAGTGATGAACGCCCTGCATTGCTTTCTATAATGCCCTGCGCTAATGTTATGCTAACAGGTATGTTAAATAGCTTAGCTTCGTTTTGCGCTGTCTTTAAAAAGCGTTTTATGTAGCTATCTATGTATTTTGGTGCAGGCTGCTTTTTTAGCGCGGGAAACGTTCCCGATGTAAATAATATTACTGCTAAGATTAAAAGTATTGTTTTCATAGTTTAGTAGTTTAGTTTTAAAATGCGTTTTTAAATTATCCCCTGAACGCTAACAGTGCCAACATACGATTTGGAATACTTATTTGTATTATCTTCGTTCCATACTCAGCGCTAAGCAGATGGCTTGTAGGTTTCATTTCTTTTTATCAATTAACAAAATTAAACCGATTCCAAGGCATATGCCGCCAATAAATGCAAGTGCTAACATAAGATATAATTTTTCGAGTGTTAAACCAGCTGTTAAGCCGAATAAAATGCCAATTAAGGCACTAATAATAATTGTTTTCATATTGTAGTTCGTTATATAGTTCATAATCTGATTCTAATTTATCGCCTAAAGCATCCTGTATCATTTCACTTACATAGCTAAAGGAATAGTCTAATAGTTCTGCAAGTTCATGTATAGAATAATTCTTATCGCCGATGTAAATGTCATCAATAATAAAATGTGCATCAAAATCAGGTTCTAAAGGCACGCCAAAACTGTCACGTTCACCGCGTTCAAAATCTACATATTCGGCTGTAATTTCAATAAGATAAGCGTTGTTATCATTATCGTATTCGGTTATTTCTGTTTGTACTTTCATGATTCTTTTTCTAAGTTAAATTTGTTAGCAATAGATTGTTTTAAGACTTTGAAGTAGTCGGCTTCATCTTCGTAATTGTCCAAGTCTGATTCGTTGGTATTGTAACCGCGTTTAATATCGACTTGAAAAAATAAATCTTTGCCCGCTTGATTAACTTGATGTATCATTAAAGTACCATCATAAGCTAAATACATTTTTAGTTCCATTGTTAGTTAGTTTTGAAGTTTAAAAAAATACGGTTTGAGGATAACCGTAAACCTGTGGGTTTATAAATTTTCTAAAAGATTTGATATTTTAGACATTTCGTTTTGAATTTCTTCAAGTTTTTGTTCTAAGTCCCAAGTGCATTGTGTCATTGCAATTGCATTCATTTGCTTATCAATTTTAACATATTCTTTGTTAAGTTTTGTAAACTGCTTGCTAAGTTTTTCTGAAGTTGTCATAATTTTGAAGTTTTTTTGTTGTGTTATAAATCAATTGTGATACAAATATACAACCCTTTTTTATAATTGCAAGCTTTTTTATAAAAATTTTTATAAATTTTTTAAATTTATTGAAACGCAACGCCCCGACATACCAGCGGCAAAACGCGTATTACTTCGGCGTGATGCACCTTTAAGCCTTAATAATATAGTATTCCATGATATTTGCCAAGGCGTATTATTCAAAACTTTTTTTACAAAAACTGAATTATTTAGTATCAATAAATCATCAGCAATAACGCGAATCCCTAAACGCATTAACCTTTCGTTTGCTTCTGCTTGCGATGGTCTTACACTTGGCTGATAGTTGTGTGCGCATTCTACAAGTTCACCAACGGTTTTTGTGCCTACGTAGTTTTCCGCTTCTATTCGTATTTCCTGACTTAAAATCTGCTGCAAACATCTTTGTTCATCTGTTAAATCTTCTTTGTCTTCTTCATATTTGCGCATGTCCAAAATTGTAGCCGCTTCTTCTAATGCTACTTCGGGCGTTACAGGGTCATCGTGTAACGTATGCCACCAACCGCCCATAAGCGCCCCGAACTGGTCACCAACTGCCCTGTCTTCAGTTATAAGCGATACGGCGTGTGTAAATAGCTTTATGCTTTTTTGTATGTTATCTGCTAAATTTAGCATTCGCGCCTGAAAACGTGGTCCAAAGTCTTCGAATATTATTTTATTCTTTAGCTTTTCAACTTCGTTAAATTGTTTAGGGTCTGCTAATTTCTTTAGTTCTAAAACACAAAAACGGCGCTTATCAGAATCATTTACAAGTTGTGGGTTTATGCTTACAAATAAAAAACAGCTACGTACAAAATAATCAATAGCTTTTCCATCTTTGCCACCTTTAGCAATTGCGGGCGATTTTTCAGAACTTGCCGCCCTGGCTAATCCTATTATTTCCTGCATACGTTGTGCCGACCGTTCATCATTACCTTCACCCTCATCAATTGTAACAGGTAGTGCATCGCTATTTAGTTTTTGCCTTACTGCTGGTTCAGTTGCGGCCGTGCCCTGAACACTTACAGCAATGTTTCCTATAATTTCATTTACTATATTTTCTAAAACCCAACTTTTGCCATTTCCGCGCGGGCCCGTTATCCAAATGTGAGGCCGCCACTTTAAAATACCGCTAATCGGTGCTAAGGCTAACCAACCTGATAAAAAAATTGCATCGGCCTTAGTTTGCCAATTTAGCTTATTTAATATCTTTGGCAGCATTCCCGCCTCTGTAGGTAATAACGGCGCTTCAATAGGCATATCAATAGCCTTGTTATAAACATAGCTATATTTTGTATCTAAGCCGCCTAAATTGTAGCGCTTTTTATCTTGTATAAGCTGTTGACCTGCATGAAATACAACGCCGTTTTTTTCCTGCCATGCACCGCGACCGCGTATGTTTTCAGTATTGTAAAATCCTACATGATTGCAGAAATTTATAAGATAATCCGCCGCCGTTGTTACATCGTAATTACTACTGTCGCGGTTCGGAAATGACAAAAGCCAAAATTCTAAAGGCGCAATGCTCAATAAATTAGCCTGGTTTATTGCTGCAGCTTTATACTTTACTATCGACATTGTAGAACGAATGTAAAAATAATATAGCATTTGCCCGTCTTCAATGCCCCAACCAAGCGGCCTAAAATATCCACCTATAAAGCCTTTTTTATCGGTTTCAGGTGCTACTGCTGTTGCACGTTCTGCTTTAGGTTTTTTTGTATTTTGTTTTGGTTTTTGTTCCCAGTCTATCGGTTTGTCTTGTTTCATTGTCTTATGATTTGTTTGCCTACATTAAATTTTTTAATATTTTGCATTAGCCCTCGCACCGTTTCAAAAACATCTTCAGTATCAGCCATTATAGTATTTATCATTTCTACAGATGTTTTTATTAGTTCCCGCTGCACATGCTTTTGAATTAGTATCCTGGCATGGTATTCTAAATTTGCAGCACTACATACACGGTTAGTCAATTCAGCCAAATATGCAGGCCCGCCGCACCGGTATTTTAATTTTTCAGCCACGGTAATTATATCTACTATTTCGACCGATTGGCAAAGTTCAAAAATAAGTTTGTGATTTTCAAAATAAAAATGTTCAGGACTTAAAAAATTAACTTTGTCGCGGGCGTTATTATCTACTAAGATAGCACCTAAAATTAGTTGTTCTAAGTCTTTTGAATGTGGAAACGTGATTGACTTTTCAAAAATACTTTGTTCTTTTTCTTCAAGTGCAATAATAATATTTTGTAGCGTCAAAAGTTGCCGTTCTTTCAATTGCCTGTAATTTTGGCGCTTAGTATCATCTTTGATATAAGCATCCATTTTTAATGCTTCATCTTTTAATTCTGATAGTAGGTTTTCCGCTTCGTTGGTCATATCTCATCTGCTTTAAAGTCTTCATCTACCCAGCGCAAAATATCACCGATACCGCCCGATTTTCTGACTTGTTTAATAAAATTTATTTGTTCTTTTGTAGCTTTACCGCTAAGGTTTTTTACTTCAAGGGCTGTAAATATAGCAATTTTTTGTCCTATCATGTCTTTAGTTATAATTTTTTCAGTCCATCCGATTAAATCAGAACTACCAACGCAAAGCCCAAAAGTTATTTGCCGCGGCTCAGTTATAATTGGGCGGCTGTTTATTACCGCCCGTTTGCCCTGAAATGCTGTGCCCGTATTATTTCGAAATAAAATGCCATGTTTACTATGCCGCGCTTGAAGGGCTTTATATAGGTTTTGTTCTTTCATAGCTTTGATAAATCTGATTTTAAACGTTCTATAAATGATTCTTCACCATCATCACCTGCTAAAAACCAATCAACACGGTGCGCATAAACATAAGCCTTTTTAAGGCATTCAATAGCATCTTGCAATTGTTTTATAACTTCAGTTTCAAATGTTTGATGTTCATCACCCCATTCATCTTTTTTACCTTGCAAGTCTATATATGATTCTATTGTTTCGTAAATATCGCGTATTCTGTGCTGCGAATAATCAAATGTGCCGCCGCTCATACCTTCTTTGTTTTAGGTGAACAACCAAGCCAAAAACTAAATTGGAATGCTTTAGCTCTGTGGCCTTTAATTTTATACTTTGCTATTGTTTCCTGCAAAATGTTTTCCATTACATCGTGCTCGCATTGGTATTCTAAAAACTTTATAACTTTTTCGCCGCGCTCGTTAATTTCGGCATTTGCTACAAGTTCATCGAAATCAGCAGGCGGTTCGCTAACTGCATAAACGCGTCTGTAAATTTCTAAAAGAATTTCGTAATCTGTTAATTTTTTCTTTGGCATTGTTCAAATTTTTTAAGGTAATTTAATGTAGTTTGTTTTTGATGTCCATTAGGGCCACCGTTCCACATACGCGCAAGTTCACTGTAATTAGGATATTTACCGTACTTTTGTGCATAAGTGTAACAATGTAAGCCCATAGCTGCCCAAAATACGCGTTCAGATTTAACTGAATCAAACATATCTTTGTGCTGATAATTTAGCAAGTTTTCAAGTCCCGAACCTGTTACACAAACCGCGTGCATCTGATACCTACCATAAGCCCTGCCGCTATCTCCTATAAGTGAATCAGTATTTAGGGTTTCAATATGTCCGATGGCATTTATAAAATCGCTGTCAGTATCGCAGGTGTCGCGTGTTATGTAAACCTTTTCAAAGATAACTTCGGGCTTAGGTTTGTAGCCAGCGTAAATAATAGCACATATAAGTGCTGAGATTAGAATTATGTCTTTAAGCATATCAATGTTTTTTAGTTTTATAAAATTCGTTCCATTTTCTTAATACAGCAGCTTTTAAATCATCGCGGTTTATAGCGTTCAAACCGTGTTTATTATTTATGTATTCAATAGAACCTTTATCTTTTAATACCCGGCTTTCAAATACAAAATAAACCCATTTATCTTTGTGGCCGCGCTGAATTTTTAACTGCCATAAGTCTTCAAGTGTTCGGCTTTTTGCCTGCTCAGTACGTTTCGCTTTCAACAATTCATCAAGTGTAGTTTCATCTTTTACGGCAATGCCTGCAACCTGTTCAATTTCGCTAACCTTTACAGGTTCAACAAAACCGCAATAAGGACATGCAGCGTGTGTTTTTTCATAAGTTCTAAAGCATTCTGTACAGTCTTTGTATTCATTATCTATCTGTTCATCTGTATCTTTACGTTTTCGCTTTTGCATTCCTTCCAATGACCATTCTCGTGTTATTAGTGGATGCCCATGTAGTTTTTGATTCCCAACGTGGTCAAGTATTAAACAGCGGTCTTTGCCTTCCATCGGCCTTAATCCGCGGCCTACAATCTGTAAATATAAACTAAGCGACATAGTACGTCTAAGCATGCCTACAACTGATACAGCTGGTATATCTGTGCCCTCGCTTATCAAATCGCAAAACGTTAGAATCTGAATATCGCGAATCGCGAACCGCGATATAATTTCTTTAACCTCGCTTTCATGAAAGTTTCCATTTATAGAAACCGCCTTAAAACCAGCTTCATTGAATGCCGCTGCAACATTATCGGCATGTTTAATATTTACGCAACTATAAATTGCAGGTTCACCCGGCGCTAAACGTTTGTATTCTTCAACAGCATTGCCCGTTATAGCAGGTTTATCCATTTCTTTAAATAGGTCATCCGCTTTGTATTCGCCGTTTTTATCTTTTTTAATCTTTGTAAAATCCGCCAATGGTTTGAAGTTGTAATATTCAGGCATCACTAAGTTACCAATTTTAACCAACTCAGCAGGTAACGGCCCTAAAACTAAATCACTAAATACATCGCCTAATCCTTGACCATCGCCGCGCCACGGGGTTGCAGTAACGCCTAAAACATAAACAGAATCCGCATAAAAATCCAAAATATCTTTCCATGTTCCCGCGTTGGCGTGGTGCGCTTCATCTATTATTAGTAAGTCAGGTTGAGGCACTTCATTAAGGCGATTCTTTAAACTTTGAACGCTGCATACCTGTGCTGGTAAATAATACTGCTTTGGTCTGTTGCCCGCTATAAAACCGTGCCTTAATCCGTATCTTTTGCAACGTTCCGAAATCTGATTGACAAGGTTCTTTTTATGCACTAAGAAATAAACGCGTTTACCTTTGCCAACTGCTTCCATTGCCATATAAATGAACGTTTCAGTTTTGCCGCCGCCCGTTGGTAACACAAATAGAACTTTTTTATTCCCCTGTCGGTAACTCTCTCTTATGTCGCTTACGCTTTTCGATTGATATGGCCGTAGCTGTATTGTGTTCATTTTCGATTTGGTTTAAAGCATTCATAAGTTTAAAATAGATAGTCAATGTTTGTGGTTCTACCTTAGACCAGTATTCAACTGTTTGCCGCCCTACATCGGCACGCCTACAAAGTTCAGAAATACTGATGCCTAAAATGTCGCATCTAATAGATAGCTGTTCAAATGTTTTCATAAAAATAATTTTGTTTGTGCTGAGTGATTTAAAAAACGTTTTTTTGCGCCTTCGTAGTATTCAGTATCTAATTCGCAGGCTGTGAGTTCAAAGCCGTAATCGTGGCAAGCAATGGCTATTGAACCGCTGCCAAGGTGTGTGTCAAGTATTTTATCGCCTTGTTTGGCGTATTTATCTAAAATCCATTTGTAAAGTTTAATAGGTTTTTGAGTTGGGTGTTGCGTTCCGCCTTCAACCAATAATTGACCTCTATTTATTATTTTTTTACGCATAGCAACTTGAAAAGATGTAAAAGCTAATTCGCCATCACTCATTGTTAAATCTTGTCCTTTATCCCAAAAAATACAACCCATTGAAGCTGGTAAATATTGAGTAAAATAATTAGCACCCCAAATAATTTGATTTTTAGAAACTCTAAATAATTCTTTAAAATATTCTATTGAAGGTATTTCATTATCCCAATCTTTCCATTGATGTGCTTTCCAATTATGTTTTGGATTTTTAGCCTTTACTCCGTTATGCCCACTTCTACCTATCCCATAAGGAGGGTCAACAATAGCCAAATCAAAATACTTATCAGAATAGCGTGCCATTAGCTGCATATTGTCTTCGTTTGTTACCGTTATTTTATCTGACCAGCGCATAAATTTTTTATTTTTTCGTTCAATTGTGTTGCAAAGTTAAAAAACCTTTTTAAATTTGTGCTATTATTTAATAAAATATTTTTAAAATTTATGACAAACCAAGAGTATCACCGTAAAACTGAGTACATCAGTAAATCACTTTTAGACTTAGTACATAAGTCACCCGCGCACTATAAAGCCTATATTGAAGGCGAAAAACAAGCGCCAACATCAGCTATGAACTTAGGTAGTTTAGTTCATAGTGTTGTATTTAACCAAGATAATTACGCCGTTATGCCAGAATGCGGCCGCCGTACAAAAGAAGGTAAAGCAATTTATGAATGTTTTATGGCAGAATCAGAAGAAAAAGAATTATTTGTATCGCATAAAGATTACGAATTAGCCCTAAACATTAGAAACGCTGTTTTAGCACATCCGAAGGCTGCTATACTTTTAGAACAAGGCCAAGCAGAATTGCCTATATTTGGTAAAATTGCAGACATTGACGCAAAGTGCAAAGTAGATTTTTTAAACACTAAGTATAACGTTTGCATCGACCTTAAAACAACAACTAACTCAGCGCCTAACGAATTTGCAAAATCTGTTTGGAATTATCGCTATCACGTTCAAGCCGCGTTTTATATGGACTTAACAAAGACTGAACGCTTTATATTTATAGCTGTTGAAAAAGAAGCGCCGTTTAATGTAGAACTTTATGAACTTGACCCCGAAGCTATTGAACGCGGGCGACAGGAATATTTAGCCGATATCCAAACGCTAAAAAAATGCAAGGAAACAAATAATTTTCACGGCTATACAACAGATAATAAAATACATATTCTTTCATTGCCTAACTGGGTTAAATAATTTCAAACCATGACACAACTAACTAAACTTCCGACACTTCAGGAACTATTAGTAGAAAATGAAGACAGCCTTAAGCAAAATGCGCTAACTGTATTATTGAACCAAGACCCGCCTGCAAAGTGGTTAGTTCAGCACCCAATGATTCGCGATTATAAATATATTCCTATTGAAAAAATAGAATATCTGTTAACGCGTATCTTTGGCAATTTTAACGTAGAAATACGCTCAACACAGATAGTAGCTAATTCAGTAGTAGTAACTATAAGGCTGCATGTAATAAACCCTATATCAGGACAGCCAATGTGGCAGGATGGAATAGGTGCTGCACCAATTCAAACAGATAAAGGTGCAGGCGCAACCGATTGGAACGCCGTTAAAACCGATGGTGTGCAAAAAGCTGCACCCGCCGCCGAAACTTACGCCGTTAAAGATGCTGCTGAAAAGTTTGGTAAAATATTTGGCCGCGATGTTAGCCGTAAAGGTTCTATGAATTATACCGATTTGCTGAAAAAATCAGCGTTTAATGATGAATTAGAAAAATAAAAGTGTTATATTTGTGAACGTTCTGCAACCACAAAAAGAACTAAAAGATATTTAAAGCCCTGGATGATATAGGTCGTGGTTGCCCTATTGATTTCGGGGCTTAGTTTTTTAAAAATATGTTATGGAACTTAAAATTAAAGAAGAATTTAAAAAGCTGATTCCACCGCTAACGCCCGATGAATACAAACAGCTTGAAACAAATTGCATTGAAGAAGGTATTCGCGATGCTATTATTACTTGGAATGGTTATATTATTGATGGGCACAATAGATATAAGATAGCACAGGATTGGTGTTTAGTGTTTAAATTAGAACCTAAAGAATTTAAGTCTGAACAAGATGTTAAAGTTTGGATGATATTAAACCAATTTGGAAGGCGTAATATAGGCAATTATACACGTGCAAAATTAGCCTTAGAACTTGAAGATATTTTTAGGGAAAAAGCTAAAGAAAATTTAAAACTTGCAGCTGAAAAAACTAACACGGGTTGTCAGATATCTGACAAGGCGTTAGATTTATTTAGTGAAGAAAAGCCTGTTAAAAAAATTGAAATTCAGCCTATTGATACAAAAAAAGAAGTTGCTAAGGTTGCTAACTTATCACACGATACAATAGCAAAAGTTAAAAAAATTGAAGAAAAGGCAGCACCTGAAATTAAAGAAAAACTTTTAACAGGCGAACTTTCAATTAACCAAGCTTATCAGGATATCAAAAAAGAAGAAAATAAAATAATTCTTGAGCATAAAAAAGAAGAAAAT